GTTGCTGTAGTGAGTTCCGTCAATACCTGCGTGGGGTCGGTAGATAGTCTGATTGGTTCAGTTAAATCTTCATGATCTATCGTTACCAACAGGATTAATACCCTGCCGGTCTCCTGCGCGTATGCCGCCTGCCGAAAATTCAAACTTACTTCCGTCATGGTAAAATCTCCAAATCAAGATTTACTTTATAAATTAGTCCGTCTCGTATCCAACTTGGCGGAGCGGTAAAACGCATTTCCAGTTCTTCTTCGGTAACAGGGTCTTCCCACGTAAAGCGTAACGCCCCGCCAGATAAATCAGTAATATAAAAATTTTTAAACGCCGCAAGCTGTGTCTCCGTTAAGATAATAGTGCCTTTAAGCGGCCTGATTGCCGCTGAAGTTCTTTTGCGTACTTTTGCTGGCCCCGTGTCCATTGAAGACCGGATTGAAGTATCGGCCATTGATTCCGCGTAACCTTCAATCAATAATATTTGTGGTAAAGTTTCCGGCCATGTCATCTCGCCACCAGCCTTTCCTTCGCGCTAAAATTAGTTCTCAACATCTGATTGGTATTGGAATTACGTTGGCCCATCTTCTGCGCGATTGCTTTATCAAGCATCACATCTATTTCCATTCCTTGCGATGTTTCTTTTGTTGATGTTGTTATTTCAGAATTATTATTATTGATTATATTAATTACAGGTGCGCCCACGGAAGCCCGGACTCCCAAGTCACCCCTAACTCTCGCGAGAGGAAGTATCGCTTCGTGTCCGGCTTCTCCCATCAAGCCCGCGCCGTGCGCCATCGGAAATATAGTTGGTTTTGTAACTACGCCCCCGCGCTCGAAAGGAACTAAATTTCCCTTATGGAAAACTCCGCCCCTAGCCATCCCGCCAATAATCATACTGCCGCCGCCACCACCGCCCGCGAACAGTCCGCCAATCCATCCGCTGATGCCCTTACTTAGCGGCTCAAAAATTTGTTGATAAAGAATCATCTTCATCATGTCGGAAATCATGGATTGAATCATGTCGGAAAATGAAGCCTTACCAGTAAGGCAAAAATCGACTATCGCGTTGGCGCTTTCTTTTCCCCACCCCTCAATAGCTTGTTTTAGTTCCGCGTATTTGTCTTCAACAGCTTCCAGCTCTTCGATATGTTCGTTAATTTTTTCTGTACTTTTATCAAATTCAATCTGAGCTTGATTTACGGCTCGATTATATAAGTCGTGGTCTATTGCGCCGATTTTTAAAAGATCATTAAGCCTTTCAAGCTGCGCGTTGTATTTTTCGAGTGGCGTTCTTGTTGAATCATAAAGAGTTTTAATTTCCGATTGTAAAGCAACACGCCTTTTTTCAGCTTCCGCAATTCGTAATACAGATTGTTCCGCTTTTACCGTTGCTTCTTCTCTTTGCTGTGTTTCCTCTTTTAGCTGTTCGGCGCGTTTTTTCCGTGCTTCATCTTCTTTCGCCTGCTGTGCTTCCAGAGAATTTAATTTAGATTCGGTTTCCTGTATTGCTATAGATAATCTTTTATAACTTTCCGCTTCGCCAAAAACCTTACCCAATACGCCTAGTTTTTTTTGCGCTCCCTGAACCCATGAAGGAGTAAGGTTTTCTTGTTTCTTTTTCAGCTCATCAAGTTTTTTTCTTGTATTCTCAATTTTTTCCGGCAGTGAATCAAGTTCATCTGTAAAAGCCCACGCCCCCAAGCCGCCTAAACCTACCCACGCCGCTTTCAATAAGCCGCTTTCGTCCGCGGCCTCTTTCATCGCTTTCGTGATTTCTGTGAGCTTAGGAAGCATATAAGTTGCCAGCGATACGCCCAAGCCCTTAGCGTGCGTGCTTAGCTCTTGCAGATCGTCGTTAAATTGTTCTGCCGCCCGTCCCGTTTCAGTAGATAGTTCGATTCCTAAATCCCGCGCTTTTTGCTCTAGCTGTTCAATTCCAGCCGCCCCAAGGTTGAGCATGGGGATCAATTCCGCGCCCGCCCTGCCGAATAATTTTGTCGCTATGGCAGTTTTGGACGCGCCGTCTTCCATTCTTGCGAACTTGTCCGCAATTTCTTTTAATAGATTGTCTGATTTTTTAAATGCGCCGTCTGTATCAGTAACGCTTATTCCTAGCGCGTCAAACCCATCCCTTGCAGTCTTGAGGCCCAGCGTAACATCCATTGAGTTACGAGATAATCGCACAAGGCCGGTTTGCAGTTTTTCCAGCTCCACGCCGGATATAGAGGCGGCATATTTGAGTGTCGAAAGACTTTCGGTCGATACGCCGACCTTTTGCGCCATTTTGGAAAGTTGATCTGCCGCGTCAATAGTGTTTTTCATGAACAAACCGAAACCACCGGCGGCAGTGAGCGCAACCATAGCACCCCGAAAACCCAAAACGGATTTCATTGTGTTGTTAAACGTAGTGCCAACCTTGCTTAACGCGTCCTGTATGCCCTTCGCATGAGTCTGCGCGGCACGGCGAGCTTTTCCCATATCACTCTCAAATTGCACGTGATTAGCTGATAGTTCTGCTCGTAATGCACCAATAGGTTCAGCCATTCTTTTTCCTTTTCATTTGTTTCAACGCAGTTTTAAGCTCTACGCTAATATTTCGAGTGCTTTTTTGTAGCGATGTAATCTCTGAGAGTTTGGGAAGTTTTTTCGCTCGGTAAAGATTGGCATTAATCCAAGCGGTAGTATTTCTTCCATCCGATAATGCCACTACCGCCAGCCTTGTAAGATACGGAGTCAAATCCCAAAACTCAACCGGAGAAATACCAACTAAAACAGCCGCCTTATAAGCCGAAAGAATCCACCCTTCCGGCGGTTTTTTTTTTCATCGCTTTTTGAAATCGGCTCTTTTCCAAAATAAGCCCACTGCAGAGCTTCCTGAACGGCAAGCGACACGGGCACAAACGGCGCGTTCATTTCCAGAATTTTTTCCGCCGTCATTTCGGAATCGTTAATCGCGATAGATAAAATATTTGCGACAACCTCAGGATTAAAAAAATCCGGCGCGTCTCCGTATTTATTCTCTATCGCTGCAAGAGCTTTCCACGTAAACCTCACCGTATAATCCTCGCCGTTAAGCTGGATTTTTTTTTCTCCGAACACGGGATTCATTAAGCACCCTCATAAGACCAGGTAATGTCGTCAGTGATTTCGATGGTGATTGAACCTTCAACCTTGCCATCAACCCCGCCGCTGACGGACATCCCAAGCACATAACCCGCGAACGTAGCAGTCGAAGCATCCGAAAAAGTAAGTTTAAAATTCTTTTCCGTTCGCGCTGCCCGCGCATCCATAGCCGCTTGTTGACCCGTATCGTTTTCCAAATCCCAATTAACCGAAAGCGTAATCTGGCCTTCATCCGGCAAACCAATAAGTTTTTCTTTTGCAGTGCTTCCCAGATGTGAAACGTCAATAACAGATGCAGTTCCTGAAGGCCCGTCAAAGCTAACAACTTCGCCAATTTCCGTCCACTCCAAGGGGGTTGCCAACGCTTGATCAGTGTTATCGGTTATAGTTTTGCCGGTCGTATCAATCCCAACAGCGAAGGTATCGTCGGTAACAAAGCGCACAACAACCACTTTGCTATTAAGCGTTGCTGCATCATCACCGGCAAAATTGGAAAGAGTTACAATGTCTCCTTCTGCTAGGCTGTGCGCCGTCGCGCCCAAAATTGTTGGATAGCCGACCGTTAATTCGGTAACAGTAACAGCTTCCCCGCTAGTTCCGCTAATTTCTAATTTTGTCCCTTGACTTTCAATAGCCACTTTTTTTCCTCGCGCTGTTCGCAACGCCTCTTGAATTTCCGGCTTAAATATTATCCACAGCGCCACAAGAACAATAAATGCGCTAAACATTACGGCAGTCCATGCTAATCCTTTTATTATTTCTGTTAAAAATATTTCAAATCTCATATTTAAACGCCCTTTCCAGTAAGTCAGGAATGTCCTTTATTTTGACCCGCTGTTTGTTGTGCCATGCCGACCGACAGGTATTGTTGCAAAATCGCTGTTTCCGCTTCGGGTTCTCGATTGGCTTATGGCACTGCTCACATTTCATTATCTCGCCTTAAACTAGCGTTTACACGCCTGAAATTATATATTTACGCAGCGGCTCGGCCTGACACGCCGTCCACGGCATTATTAACCCCTTTCCCTTTGCTCCATTTTATAAGTGTCATTATCATCCCGCCATGCCTCAAGTGCCCGAACTTTTGCTTCAAGAATAACTATTTTTAATTTTAGCTCTTCAATTATTTTTTTATCT